TCAGGTCCGTCGCCTTCATGTTATCGTCAGCGCGAACCTTTTCCATCGCAAGATCTTGCAGCGTCGAGATCTGATCAAGGACAACGGACTTGTACTTGTGCTCTCCTTCAGACAGGTAGAAAAAGGGCTCTTCGAACTGCTCCCAGCTCTCGATCGGCAGCACGTCGATTCCTGCGATGTTCGCAATGGTATCGGTGCCCTTCTCGCGGATATCGAGCAGCAGAATCGGCTTCGGCAGCGTCGAGGAGAACTGCGTCTTGCCAGTTCCGGACTTGCCGTAGATCAGCGCTGCCAGCGTTCCGGTCGATTCGGTCACAGGCTTGATCAGCTCAGTGATACCAAAGTTTCTACTCGGCTTCTTCCTGATCGCCATGTTCTGAGGTCCTTTCTTGGTAATTCGCTTTGCGGACATAGTTGGCATCCTGACCACGCAGCTCAGCGTGGCATAAGAGATAGAACTGGCACCACGAGCAGTCCTTCGTCATGTTGCGATCAGTCAGCGTGCCGCCCAACTTCAGGAGCTCCTTTGCAGACTGGCGGGCATCGTCGACAACCTGACGGATCATCGAGTCAGGCGGCCGCGGCAGCCGTACGCGCTGAAAGAACGGACTGGCCTGCTTGCTCAGCTCGTCCAGCTTCGCTTGATAGTCAGCTGGGTCCAGCTTGTACTCGACGATCGCCGCCATGAAGGTAGCGTAGTCGGTCTCGATGGCTTTCTGCGACAGCGAGCCGTCTTTCAGGAGTTGCGGTTTCGTCGGCACCTTCGTCCTGAGATAATCCCAGATCACGCCCGACGCCGGCTCAGCTTTCTGCTGGCCGCGCAGCCAAACGTACATCAGCAGCTGCAGGTCTGAGAAACGCTGCTCCTCGTTCGGCAGCGATCGCGAGGACTTGTGATCCATCACGTGCAGCAGGTCGTGCTCGTCGCGTGCGATCTTATCGATGTAGCCGATGAAGCGAATTCCAGGGGCCAAATCTGCGGTGACTAGCTCTTCAGAGGAAACGTACTTCAGCTTTTCTTCAGCGTATTCGCGCTGGTAGGCATTAAAGATTGCGACCATCTCGGGGATCAAATCGCCGTACTCTTCTTTCTGCGACAGGATCAGCTTGCGATAGTCGGTCTCGATCTGCTCGATCGCTTTCTTGATCGCCAGCTTCGGGTTGTTCGGATTCGCTCGGGCGTTCAGCAGCTCGTGGAGAATGACGCCTTTCAGCAGCGGGGCTGGCTTGGCTTTCTTTTCCAAGCGCTGGATGTACTTGTACTCGAAGGCCTTGTGACAGCGCCTCCACAGCTTGATCTTCGAATGGCTAACGTCGGGCATAGAGTGTATATCCTAATCAAATTCAGACGGAAGTACATAGGGCTTCCCGGCGCCCCACGGGCCGACTTCGAGGTCGGCTTCGATCGGCACGGGCAGGTTATCGAGACCGAACTCTTTCAGCAGCTTAGGCGCTTTCATGATGCGAGCGATCTTTGGCAGATACTCGTCGAGCGACTCGTTGCGAACGATCATCAGAATCGAGTCGTGGACTTCCCCCAGCACCTTGACGTGGTAGCGGGGAAGCGTCTGGCAGATCTCGACCATCGCCATGGCTTTCAAGTCGCCGATAAATCCCTGGATCGGCGAGTTGATCGCCTGTCGCTCGGCTTCAGACTTCAGCGATCGATCCGACGAGAAGATGCCAGGAAGTCGTCGCACGCGGCCGGCTAGGTTGGTCACGTAGCCGTCGATGCTGACGAGTCTACGCTGTTTCTCGTGCCACGCCTCGAGCTGACGGTACAACCTGAAGTAAGCGTCTCGCAGCACTTCGGCTTCCTCGAGCGTCGGCTCGAAGCCGTATTTCAGCTTGGCGTACTCGACAAACTTCTTTTCCTTCATGCCGTAGATAAAGCCGAAGTTGATACCCTTGGCTTTCTTACGGCCTTCCTTCCACCCTTTCCAGACCTTGATGCACTTCTCGTGACCGGCCTTCAGCAGCGTAGAGCACGCTTCGCTCAGGTCCTTCGTCGGCTTGCCCAGCTGTCGGGCGGTCTCGAACACGTGTGGCACGTACTCGCCGCCACCGGCTTCGATGGTAAAGAGGAGCGTCTTCCAATGAGCGTCAGTCTCGCGACGAAAGCCTGTGATCATCTCGATGTCCTTCGAGGCGATCGCGGCAATTCGCAATTCAGCCTGCGAGAGGTCGCCCTGGACGAACGTCCAACCGGGCGGCGCCGTTACGCAATTTCGGATTCGACCATCGCGAGGCGTCTGATGCAGTCGAGACGAGTATCGACCCGTGACGGTGCCGTGCAGCTTCGTGCTGAAGTAAACTGTATTTCCGATCATCATCTCGCGCCAGCCCTGGAAGTACGTCCCCAGGAACTTGGTCGCTTCTCGATACTCGACCAGCTTAGTAGCGACCGGGTGCTGATCTTTCAGGTTATACAGAGCCTCCTCGCCGGTCGACGGTTGGCCCTTATCGGTATAGACGGTCGGCTTCAGCTTGAACTTCCCGAACAGGATCTGACCGACCTGCTTAGGCGAATTCCAGTTCACGTCCTCGCCCGCGAGCTGATTCAGCTCCTTCTCGAGCTTAGCGGACTCGATCTGAAGGAGTCGCTCGCCCTCGTTAAACTTCTCCAGGTCGATCGTAAAGCCTTCGAGCTCGATGTGCTCGAACGCTCGCGCTGCCGGCATGATCAGCGAGTAGAACAGCCGACGCAAGGACTTCGACTTGCGAAGCCGTGCCTCGAACAGCGTAGCGATCTCGAGCGTGTAGGCGACGTCGAGCGCGTTGTACTCGTAGAGCTTTTCGGTATCGAAAAGATCGCCTTGTTTCTCTTTGACGTCGATGTCGTAATCGGGCACGCCCAGCTCGGTGCGAGCCAGCTCTTTCAGCCCGTGCGGTCGGTTCTCGTCAAGCGTGTGACTCAGCAGCATCGTATCAACGTTGATATGAAAGGCCGTGCCGTAGCGCGTCCACAGCCACAGGTTGTCGAACTTCCCGTTGTGCGCGATGCACCATTTGCCTCGAGCCTCGTTAACGAGCCAGCGAACCAGCTTGTAGTGGTTTCGATGCTCAGGGAACGGCGAGTCCGGCATATGGAGCGGAAACACCCAGCGCTGCTGCGGCGTCGCGATACCGAGGCAGCGTATGCGCTCGGCCGTGTTATGCATGAACAGCCCGGTCGTTTCGAGATCGAACGAGAAGCGTTCGGCGGCTCGAAAATCGTCAGCGAACGCCTGAAGATCTTCGGCGGTTCGCACGACGCGATAGGACGGCTTCTCTCGTGGCTTCTCGCCGGCAACCAGGTTCGCGAATCGTCGCAGGTCTTTCTGCAGAGGCTCGAGCTTCGACGGATCTCGCAGCGCATACGCCGGGTGAAACGCAGCCATCCCAGTGAACGATTCTTTCGGCAGGACCTTGCCGTGGTCCTGTGTGATCTTCGAGATCTTCAGGAAGCTTTTCGCAGCCGTCGAGCCCAGCGCGAGGACGAACTCAGGCTTGACCGTAGCCAGTTCGTCATCGAGGTACTTACGGCAGGCCTTCAGCTCGTCAGGCGTCGGCTCGCGATTCGCCGGCGGGCGACATTTGACCACGTTCGTGATGTAGACGTCGGTCAGCCCGACTCTCTCGAGCTCTTCTCGTAGCAGTTGACCCGATCGCCCCTGAAAGGGTTTGCCGAATCGCTCCTCGTCGGCGCCCGGCGCTTCGCCGATGATCATCACCTTGTGCGGTGTGAGGTTCTCGCCGTAGATGCATACGCGCTTCGTCGTGCGATACAGGCCGCAGTCCTGGCACTTAGAGTTCTGCATCGGCTTCGTCGACTTCGACCTGAGAGAATTCGTCCAGCCAGATCACGCCGTCAGGTACGCGATACTTCTCGAGGTACACAACCCGATCGATACCCGAGTTAGCGATCAGCTGGGCGCATGAAACGCACGGGCTGAGCGTCAGGTATAAGGTGGACCCCTCGAGACTGACGCCGTTCTTGGCGGCAAACGCGATCGCGTTCGCCTCGGCGTGAATCGAACGAACGCATGGTTGAGTAAACGTGCAAGTATCAGAGCTGCAGTGAGGCA